CTACTGCATTGGTCGAATGGCGCAAGTCATTGGTAATTGGATGGGTGGCACTCTTTCAATGGGCGTTGGTTGTTATAGACAATACGATACTGAATGGCTAGACAATGGCGTCTATTGGATTAAGGATTGGGAAATTGTTGAAAGAGAACTTCCTTCCTTTTTTGAAGATGGCGAATTCATAGAGCAAAAGGATTATGACCATAAAGAATTGGTTAAAGACATCCTAGAAGCAAACAAAGGGATTGATTGGTAAGACTTCCCCCAATGGCGAAAGCCTAGAAAAGAGAGAGCATTTGCTCTCTCTTTTTTTTGTCTCGACTCTGTCCAGGTATCTGCGACCATCTGCAATCTGCTTTCTATGATAGTAATAATAAAAAATTTTAGCCGCCGAGCTCACGGGCCCGATTTGGGCCATAATATCCAGTCCAAAAGAAAAACCCCCACAGCTGAACAGCTGTGAGGGTTTGGGGTTTGGGTTCTAAACTTCAGACCAACAAAAGAAACCACCGAAATAATACAATTCTTTCCCATCTATGACTTGAGATTCAATACTGTATAATCCCTCCATATATTCATCATCATCATAAGAAAGACTTGTGCCATTTTCTATTAGAGATTTTTGATAAGAAATGAAGCAATCTCTAGTCGGCTTATCAAAATATGGATTGCACCAACCATTCCAATATTTATTGGTTGGATCATACCAACCATTGAATATTGGAAATTCTTCACTTTCATCAAATGTAAATCTTGATCTAATTAGTCTTAGTTTTACCACATTGGAAGAGTGGCTTTCGCCACTCTCTTTGTTTACTAGATCGTTCATGATTTCCTCCTTGGTATTAAAACCCCAAGATTATGCATAGTAATCTTGGGGGGGATTTTGTCCAAATCTTCGTAATAGTCTACAAGGATTGAATAAGGCTCTAAAGCAACCCCATCTTCATTTTCAAAACCATGTTCTATTAACATTGGCTTTAAGATTGAGTTTGTAGATACCTTTTTTTCATAGGCTATTTCTCTTGATTTGATTGCCAAATAATTGGGCAAGTCTTTTCTGTCCAGTCCTATGGGAGAGTGGCTTTCGCCACTCTCTTTGTTTACTAGGTCGTTCATGATCTCCCCCTATCTTTGTTTAGTTTTGCATCAAAAAGTAAATCGCCTAAAACATTGTCATAGATATTAAGAAACAAAGTATATGACATATTATTGACAATCTTTTCAGCACCTATGAGACCCGTAGCCAATTCAGATAATGATCTTTTCTCACCGACTTTGGCAAACTCATCAACATACCATTCAACTTTAATCTTACAGTATTCTTCCTTGGCTCTTGACACTCTCTCGGTGGGAGAGTGGCTTTCGCCACTCTCTTGTTGCTCAATGTGTAGGTCGCTTAACTTACTCATGATTGCACCTTTGGATAAGATCTCATCACTCTGAAATTGGCATCGGTTGGTCTTGTTGGAACAACTGTGACACCTACAACATTCTTGGCTTTTAAGCCATGAAGAATGAGTTTGTTATTGTTATCGGTATCACTCATTACAAACCTTGCATTATCTGACCAATCTTCGATGGGTCTAACAATTGCTTTGGGTTGCTTGATGCCTTGAACATGAACAAAGTCTTTGATCATGTTCCTAATCAACGATCCGAAGGTGCTTTGCTTCTTCTGTAGTAGAAGATACTCTTGCACCTTTGGATGTTGCTTGAGTATTGCTAACTCATTGGCAATAGATACCGAAGTATCGATGCTAGTTTTAGTTATAAGTTTTTTCATTTGTTTACTCCAAATTAATGTTTAATGAGATTCAACATTAACCTATTTTTTACTTATAGTATATTTATTTATTTCTGATGCTCTGAAACCCCTGTAAATACTGGGGCATATGTTTGGGGTGGGTCACTTTGCGTATACGATTTGCGCAAAAGATCAGCTGTGTTGCTTGGCTTGGGTCCCTTTGGGTTTTGGGTCGAAAATCTGAGATTTTTTTTGCTTGAGGGGGGACCCCCCCTTATATTATTTAGGATCCCTATAGTTTGATATATATAATAACGTTTCACACAAATAATTTGCCCAAAAAAGAAAATGAACTTATAGTGACTCCTATGTCAAAATTGGGACATATACCAGTCGATGCGATGAAAGAGATGCTTTTATTGCAAAGCCGATTAGAGAACCTAGATAAACAGGACGAAGTACAGGATTCCTTCCTGGACTACATCAATTATATCTGGCCTGAGTTTATTCGTGGGAACCACCACAAAATCTTTGCCGATAAGTTAACCGAAATCGCCAAGGGTGATATCAAGCGTTTAATCGTCAACATGCCCCCTAGGCACACCAAGAGTGAGTTCGCCTCGGTGTACTTCCCCTCTTGGGTCATGGGACTCAAACCCAACATGAAAATCATGCAAACCACCCATACGTCCGAATTATCCATCCGTTTTGGTCGTAAGGTTAGGAATCTTATGGACACAGAAGAGTACAAGGCCATCTTTCCCAAAGTGACCCTCAGTGCCGATTCCAAGTCGGCAGGACGTTGGGAAACCAATAGAGGGGGCGAATACTTTGCGGCGGGGGTTGGAGGAGCCATTACGGGTCGGGGTGCCGACCTGCTGATCATTGATGATCCACACTCGGAACAAGATGCGTTATCACCTTCGGCCTTGGAATCCGCGTATGAATGGTACACTTCCGGCCCTCGTCAGCGGCTACAGCCTGGCGGTGCCATTGTGATCGTGATGACTCGATGGTCCACCATTGATTTAACGGCGCAGTTGCTGAAAAGACAAACGGAAAACCATGCGGATCAATGGCATGTGGTGGAATTGCCCGCTATTTTTGAGGACACAAACAATCCATTGTGGCCAGAATATTGGAAGATTGAGGAATTGGAGTCTGTGAAGGCTTCGCTGCCGATTACCAAGTGGAACGCCCAGTATATGCAGAACCCCACCTCGGAAGAAGGGGCGATTATTAAACGAGATTGGTGGCAAGTTTGGGACAAGGACAAGATTCCGCCCGTGGAGTACATCATCCAGTCTTACGACACGGCTTTCAGTAAGTCCGAAACCGCCGATTACTCGGCGATTACGACTTGGGGCATATTCAGGCCCAGTGAGGACAGTGGCGATGCGATTATACTGCTCGATGCAAAGCGTGGGCGCTGGGATTTTCCAGAGCTGAAAGCAATTGCGAATGAGGAGTATAAGTATTGGGAACCGGAAATGGTGTTGGTGGAAGCCCAAGCCAGTGGTACGCCGTTGACCCACGAACTACGCAATATGGGGATACCGGTGGTCAACTACCGCCCGTCAAGGGGCAACGACAAGGTGACTCGTGTGCATGCGGTCAGCCCTGTGTTTGAGTCGGGCATGGTTTGGGCGCCGGATAAGAAGTTTGCCGAAGAAGTGATTGAGGAATGCGCTGCCTTTCCGTTTTCGGAATACGACGATTATGTGGATTCGATGACGCAAGCGATACTGAGATTTAGACAAGGCAACTTTGTTCGGCTATACTCGGATGAAGAGGATGAGGAATATGTGCCGCAACAGCACGTTTATTATTGATGAATAATATTTACAACGGAAAAAAGGATTTAATGAAAATTATTAAATTCAAGTATAGAATGAAGAACAACGTAATGAGTCCGCTGACCCAATATCGAAATTGGATCAGTGCACTTTTATTCAAATTAGCACAAGGGAAAAGTTATGGCGGACGTCGATAAACGAATATATCCTGCTCAAGAAGAGCCATTGGATATTGTTGATGACTCCAAAACAATTGAACTAGAGGATCCCACACTCGCCGAGTTGAGTGGAGAAGATGTCCCCATGATGCCCTTGGAAAATGGAAACTTACTTGTTGGGGCAGGAGAAATGCTGTCGCAAGAAGTGGAGTTTGGCGCTAACTTGGCCGAAGAACTGGACGATTCCGAACTACACGGTATATTTAACCAGTGCGTTGCCGATGTCGAAGCCGATATTAACTCTCGTTCTGAATGGGAGAAACAATATCGAGATGGCTTGGAATTCCTTGGCATGCGCTACGAAGAACGAAGTCAACCATTTGAAGGCGCATCCGGCATTACCCATCCCCTACTTGCCGAATCCGTCACACAATTCCAGGCACAAGCCTATGGCGAAATACTGCCCGCTCAAGGTCCGGTAAAGACCCAAATCGTTGGCGCCACAACTCCCGACTCCGAAGCACAAGCTGCCAGAGTCAAGGAGTACATGAATTACCAGATCATGCACGTCATGGAGGAATACGATCCTGAGACTGACATGCTGTTGTTTTACCTGCCGTTGTCGGGTTCTGCGTTTCGTAAGGTGTATTACGATCAGAATCTAGGGCGTGCCGTATCGAAGTTTATTCCGTCTGAAAATCTTGTCGTGCCTTACGACACCAGTGATTTACAAACGGCTGTAAGGATCACCAACATTGTTTCAATGGCGATGAACGATGTGGTTAAGATGCAAAAAAGTGGGTTTTACCGCGATGTGCCATTGGAATCAATGGGCGCGCAGTATGACAACGAAGACATTCAAAGCGAAATCGACAAGCTCCAAGGCGTCGAGCCGTCTTACGATTCGAGCGCCGATTGTGAATTGTACGAGATTCACACCGACTTGGATCTACCAGGGTTTGAAGACGTCGATGAAATGGGCGAGCCAACAGGGATTAAGTTGCCCTACATCGTTACGTTGTCTAAACGCAACAATGTCGTCCTTTCGATTCGCCGCAACTGGAATGAGACCGATCCGCTTCGCAAAAAGATACAATACTTTGTCCATTACAAGTTCTTACCAGGGCTTGGCTTCTATGGTTTTGGCTTGACGCACATGATTGGGGGGCTTTCACGGGCTTCCACTTCTATTTTGCGTCAGCTGATCGACGCAGGCACGCTCGCCAACTTGCCAGCCGGGTTTAAAGCACGAGGTATTCGCATCCGGAACGACGATCAGCCCCTACAACCGGGCGAGTTTCGTGACATGGATGCCCCAGGGGGCAGTCTTCGAGACTCTTTTGTACCTCTTCCGTTTAAGGAGCCGTCGCAAACACTGCTCGCTTTGATGGGATTGATGGTCGATGCGGGCAAACGATTTGCCTCCATTGCCGATATTCAAGTGGGCGATTCCAACCAAGAGATGCCAGTGGGCACCACGGTTGCATTGTTGGAGCGTGGCACCAAGGTCATGTCTTCGATTCACAAGCGTTTGCACTATGCACAAAAGATAGAATTTAATTTACTGGCAAAAATATTTGCTCAGTTCTTGCCTGCGTCTTATCCATACATGACCAAAAATGGCGATCAGAACATCAAACAGGCCGACTTTGATGACCGAGTAGACATCATTCCGGTATCGGATCCAAACATCTTCTCGATGAGTCAACGGGTCATGATGGCGCAACAAATGTTGCAAATGGCACAATCCAACCCTGAGATTCACGGTCAAGCGGGCATATACGAAGTGTATCGCCGAATGTATCAAGCGCTCAATGTGCAGAACATTGAGGCAATCTTACCGCCTCCACCACAACCCGAACCGGTGGACCCTGCTCGTGAGAACGCAGGTTTGTTGATGGGACAACCGGCAAAAGCATTCCCTGGTCAAGACCACGATGCACACATTGCTTCACACATGAGTCTTTACCAAACCGCCATCGTGCAACAGAATCCACAAGCATTGGCGGCCATTCAAGCGCATGTGTATGATCACATTGCACTCAAAGCAGAAGAGGTTGTACAACAACAAATGGCACAAGATCCACAAATGATGCAGATGCAACAA